ATGGCTAAAAACTCAAAGCAGACATCAAGTGCAGTTGCTTCAAAGGCAAGCAAAATCCTCAAAGACGGTCGTTACGGTAAGACTGCAAAATCTGTTGCAGGCAGTGCATTATCGCAGACGAAACCTGGCAGAAAGTAATTTTACCAAATGATAGGCAGAAAAAATCCGAATAATCTATCTGCCTATCTTCCCTTTGTGAGAGAACACAAAAATTAATATCACAAGGCCTGATTAGCTATAAGGGCATTGGGATACAGATATCGGCACTAGCCACAGGACAACCTGTGGTTGGGTGCGATAGAAGTACCCTCTTTTCCTTATGCCATTTTCAGGCAATTCACAGGTCGGTACTTCTAAAGCACCGGCCTTATTTTTATCCCTTTGCCCTTCCGCTAAGAATCAGGCGGAAAGGACAAAAGAATGAAGTTAAAGATTCGTTATGAAAACAATGTTGATAACAAGGCTCCAATTACAGTAGAAATTGAAGTTCCAGATGATGAATGTACTGTAATGATTGAGGCGGATTATCAAAAGCGTTTAGAAAACGCAGAGGATAAGTCACAGGTTACACGAAGAGAAGTGCAGTCAATTATGGATGAGGAGTTTAATAAGCCTTTGTACAATCTTTGGCATAAAGAACACCGTCACCGTGGAAATTTGAAAAAGCAGTTCCGCAAGGATGATGAGGAAGGTGATGAGAGTGACGGCCTTGATACTGTAGGCGATTACTCGCAGGAAGAAGAACGAAACAGTCAGTATGAGTATGAAGATCTATGCTTACGAATCCGCAAGACACTGAAATCTGAGTATGCCGATGTAATCATTGCAGTTTGTCTTGATGACATGACACCTGAGGAATATGCATTAAAAAACGGTTTAAAAAGGGATGCCGTGTACAAGCGTTTACAACGGGCAAAAAAGAAAATGCGAGAAATTTTCTAAAGTTGTCCAATCTGACTCTCTCCCACGGCTATTAAATGAGGGTCAACCTCAATAAAATACAGGAGGTAATTCTAATGAGTGAATTACAGATTTTTAAGAATGCGGAATTTGGCTCTGTCCGTACATTGGCAATAAATGATGAGCCGTATTTTGTGGCTAGGGATGCGGCAGAAATCCTCGGTTACAGTAATCCTCGCAAAGCTATCATCGACCACGTTGACGAAGAGGATAAAACAGATGGGATAACGATTCGTGACTCCATCGGTAGAGAGCAAACACCTGTCTTAATCAATGAATCAGGTCTTTATAGCCTTATCCTTTCCAGTAAGATGCCAAATGCTAAAAAGTTCAAGCGTTGGGTTACAAGTGAAGTCCTCCCTGCTATCCATAGGCACGGCATCTATGCAATAGATGAGGTTCTGAACAATCCCGATATGCTGATTGCAGCACTTACTGAATTAAAGGCAGAGCGAGAGAAAACAAAATTGTTAACGGAAACTGTGGCTGTTCAGAAACAGCAGATTTCTGAAATGAAACCAAAAGCATCATACTATGATGTTGTTCTTAACTGTAAAGACCTTGTTGCGATTTCGGTAATTGCGAAGGACTACGGTTGGAGTGCAAACCGAATGAATCAATACCTTCATAAAAAAGGTGTGCAGTACAAGCAGGGCAATAAGATATGGCTTTTGTATCAGAAATACTCAGAGTTAGGTTACACAAGCACTAAAACGAACAGCTATTCCGGTAGTGACGGAACAGTTCATACAAAACCGCATACCTATTGGACGCAAAAAGGTAGATTGTTTATATATGAGCTTTTGAAGTCTGACGGTATTCTTCCAAATATTGAAAGAGAGAAAAAATATGTCGATTGATAAATACAACGCAGAAGGTTACTTCGACCCGGTTACATATGAGGCCTTGACAAAAATTGAAAAGGAAGAGCGAGCGGCACGAAAAGCCGCCGCTTTCCGACCTATGGTTTATATCTGCAGTCATTATTCCAGTGATATAGAAAGAAATACAGCAAACGCAAGAATGTATTCCAGATTTGCTGTTGCAAAGAACGCTATACCCTTTGCTCCACACCTTCTTCTTCCTCAATACTTATCAGAACAGCACGAAAGAGGTCTTGCGATATTTATGAATAAAGTATTTCTCGGAAAATGTGCTGAACTGTGGGTGTTTGGTCATTGCATTACCGAAGGTATGGCAGAAGAAATTGCACTGGCAGAAAAAATGAAAAAGAAAATCAGATATTTCACTGAAGATTTGAGGGAGATAACAGAATGATTAAACTAACTATTTATACGGCAGACTGTACCCACAGTCTGTCTAATTGCATTTATCCTAATAAACATATTATCACAGATGAAACATCTATGAAAAAGACGATGAAATATGACCATGTCACGGCTGAATATAAGGATAACTATCGCAGTAATTCCAATTTTATCAGTGCTGATAATGTTCCTCTCGATTGTGACAATGACCACAGTGATAATCCTGATGATTGGATTACACCTTTTGAAGTTGCTATGGCTTTCCCTGATGTTGCTTTTGTTGCTGTTTACAGTAAAAGTCATATGAAAGTAAAAGACGGCAGGTCTGCTCGTCCAAGATTTCATACGTACTTTCCTATATCTAAAATGACTGGCTCTAAAGAATACACTCTCCTTAAGAAGAGAATATCATCTTCTTTTCCATACTTTGATAGTAATGCACTGGATAGTGCAAGACTGCTCTTTGGTGTGGCAGAACCACAGGTAGAATTCTATGACGGCAACAATAACATCGTAGATTATCTTGACGATAAGGATTTTGAGAATTGGGATAATCAGCAGAGCGAAATTCCGCAAGGAAAGAGAAATAATACGATGTCACATTATGCAGGAAGAATCATCAAACGCTACGGTGATACTGACGAGGCTTACCAACTATATTTACAGAAAGCAGAAAAATGCAGTCCTCCTCTTGCTGATGAAGAACTGAAATCTATATGGAACAGTGCGTTGAAGTTCGGTGAAAGGGTTTCTTCACAGGCAGGATATATTCCACCCGAACAGTATAATACAAACTTAGAATTGAAACCGGAAGATTACTCGGATGTAGGACAGGCAGTTGTGCTTGCAAGAGAATACAATGAAAGTTTAAGGTATTCTCCATCAACGGGTTACCTTGTTTACAACGGCAGTTTTTGGGAAGAGTCTGACCCGTTGTCACAGGCTGTGGCACAGGAACTTACCACAAGACAACTTGCCGAGGCGGAAACAGAGATAAATAAAAGGCTTAAAGAAATGGAGCAAAACGGTGCTTTTGAAATTCTTGCACAGATGGGTGCTAAAAAAGCAGTATCTGCTTTCAACAAATTACAGGCACACTCCTATGAAATGTATGAGGATGCATTAATTTACAAGAAATATGCAATTAAACGCAGAGATTCAAAGTACATTTCTTCTGCACTCAAGGAAGTCAGACCTATGGTGTGTATTACGCAGGACCTTTTGGATAAGAACGAATTTTTGCTCAACACACCAAGCGGTACATATGACCTTCGCAAAGGGACAGACGAAATACAGGAGCACAATAACTTTGACTATATTACAAAGCAAACAGCAGTCAATGCCGATAAGGTGGGTGCTGATTTATGGGAGAATGCACTTGATACTTTCTTTTGCAATGACAATGACCTTATTGAGTATGTGCAGAGAATAGTAGGCCTTTCTGCTATCGGAAAGGTGTATGTTGAGGCTCTGATTATTGCCTACGGTGAAGGACGAAATGGAAAATCTACATTTTGGAATGTAGTATCTCGTGTGCTTGGTACTTACAGCGGTAATATTTCTGCCGATGTACTGACAGTTGGGTGTAAAAGGAATGTGAAACCCGAGCTTGCCGAGGCTAAAGGAAAAAGACTGCTTATTGCAGCGGAATTGGAAGAAGGTATGCGACTTAATACCTCAAATGTAAAACAGCTTTGCTCTACTGATGAAATCTATGCTGAAAAGAAGTACAAAGCACCATTTTCATATGTTCCGAGCCACACACTCGTGCTTTACACAAACCACCTGCCAAAGGTCGGTGCTATTGATAAAGGTACATGGCGAAGACTGATTGTAATTCCCTTTGAGGCGAAAATTGAAGGCAGTAACGATGTGAAAAATTTTGCTGACTATCTATTTGAGAACACAGGCAGTGCTGTTTTATCCTGGATTATTGAGGGTGCAAAAAAAGTCATTGAGGAGAACTACCATATCGAACCGCCACAGAAAGTAAAGGATGCAATTCGCAAGTACAAGGAAAACAATGACTGGATGTCGCATTTTCTTTCTGAGTGCTGTGAGGTTGAAGAAAGCTATACTGCAAAATCCGGTGAAGTGTATAACGCATATCGTTCCTATTGCACACAGGTGGGTGACTTTATTCGCAGTACGGCTGATTTTTACACTGCCTTGGAAAGCAGCGGTTTCGACCGTAAAAAGACAAGAGATTGTAACCTTATTATCGGTCTGAGATTGAAGTCAGAATTCCTTGAATAAAAGCGTTTTTCTTTTAGTGTGGAAGTCTATGGAAGTCTTTTCTAAAACTTCTCTTAAAGAGATAAAAATAAATGTATATATAAAATTACGGAAATACACTCCATAGACCTCCACATATCACATTTGATGGAGGTTGCACGATTGAAAGAAAAGATAACAGAAGAAAAATTGGTAATAGCAGTAAAGCAAATGGGCGGCATCTGTCCTAAATTTGTATCACCAGGCTTTAACGGAATGCCGGACAGACTTGTGCTGTTGCCCTTCGGGAAGGTTGCATTTGTGGAAGTGAAAGCACCGAGCAAAAAACCTCGCCCTTTACAAAGTGCAAGGCATAGATTACTTAAAAAACTCGGTTTCAAGGTGTACGTGCTTGATGATGCAGAACAGATTGGAGGGATAATTGATGAAATACGAACCGCATAGCTATCAGAAATATGCTATTGAATATTTGAAGTCACACCCTGTTTCAGCTTTGTTTTTGGATTGCGGTTTAGAAAAAACTTCAATCACGCTGTCTGCAGTAAACGAGCTGTTGTTTGACAGCTTTGAAGTGCGTAAGGTACTTGTTATAGCACCTGTACGTGTTGCAAAATTTTCATGGCCTGACGAGATAAAGAAATGGGATCACCTTTCAGAACTGAGATACTCATTAGCTGTTGGTACAGAGAAACAACGAATTGAAGCGCTTAATGCAGATGTAGACATATACATAATCAACCGAGAAAATATTCAATGGCTTGTTAAAAAAAGCGGTGTTCCATTTGACTTTGATATGCTTGTCATTGATGAACTTTCTTCCTTTAAAAATCATCAGACAAAAAGGTTCAAAGCACTGATGAAAGTAAGACCAAAGGTGAAACGCATAGTCGGCTTAACAGGCACTCCGTCATCAAACGGACTTATGGATTTATTTGCAGAATTTAAAATTCTTGATATGGGAGAGCGACTTGGGAGATTTATCGGACAGTACAGAAATAAGTATTTCAAACCAGACAAGATGAACGGACAGGTTATTTATTCATACAAGCCTTTACCGTATGCAGAACAAGCCATATATGAAAAAATCTCCGACATTACAGTTTCAATGAAAGCCAATGAATATCTGAAAATGCCGGAGCTTGTAGTCAGTAATTATGAGGTTGAGTTACTGGACAAAGAGAAAAAGCACTATGACGAAATGAAGAAAAATTTAGTCCTTGAAATTGCAGAGGGAGAAATCACTGCATCAAATGCCGCATCACTTTCAAATAAGCTATGCCAGATGTCAAACGGTGCTATTTACGATGATAAGCAGAACATCATTGAAATTCACAGCCGAAAGCTTGACGCACTTGAGGACATTATCGAAAGTATGAACGGAAAACCTCTTTTAGTGGAATATTGGTACAAACACGATTTTGAGCGAATTGCAGAACGGCTTGAAAGTCTGCATATTCCGTTTTCAAAACTTGATACGGACAGAAGTATCGAAAGGTGGAACAAGGGCGAAATACCTGTTGCACTTATTCACCCTACATCGGCAGGACACGGACTTAATCTTCAAAGCGGAGGTTCAACACTTGTGTGGTTCGGCTTAACCTGGAGTCTTGAACTGTATCAGCAGACAAATGCAAGGCTGTACCGTCAAGGTCAGAAAAGCACCGTTGTAATTCAGCACATCATCACTAAAGGCACTATTGATGAGCAGATTTTAAAAGCACTGCAAAGGAAGGACAAAACACAGTCGGATTTGATAGATGCCGTTAAGGCAGATTTGGGAGGTTTTCTAAAATGACAGCAAAGGAATATTTAAGTCAGGCACGATTTTTTGATGACCGCATAAACTCAAAAATACAACAAATATCCTCACTTAACGAGCTTGCAACAAAATGCACAGCCACAATTTCGGATATGCCACACAGTCCCAACAGCGGTGGTTCTACAATGGCTGACGCAGTGTGCAAGATAGTCGATTTACAAGAGGAAATAAACAAAGACATTGACAGGCTTGTTGACTTAAAGCGAGAGATTATGGGCGTTATTAAAGCAGTGCCGAATGTAGAGTATCAGACAATTCTTGAAAAGCGTTATCTTTGCTTTATCAGTTGGGAGCAGATTGCTGTTGATATGAACTATTCAATGCAGCACATTCACCGTATGCACAGTTCCGCACTGAAAGAAATTACTGTTTCAAAGCAAGATGAGAGTAAATGTGATAGAATGAGAGTCGGCTGATATGATATTATTAAAATAGACAAAAAGAAAATGAACGAGCCTTGTGGAGAAATCCGCAGGGCTTTTCTTTTGCCCCGAAGGAGGTGTGACACTTGCCAAGAAAACCAAAAAGGCCTTGTGCCTTCCCCAGCTGTCCTAACCTTACTGACAAACAGTATTGTGAACAGCACGAGAAAGAACAGAACAAACGCTACAACAAGTATGAACGCAGATCTGATGTAAACATTAAGTACGGTAGAGCGTGGCGAAAGGTTCGTGAGCGTTATGTGTCGGCACACCCGTTGTGTGAGAGGTGCCTTGAGGAAGGCAGAATCACTCCTGTTGATGAAGTGCATCATATTATTCCTGTTTCACAAGGTGGAACGAATGAGGAAAGTAATCTGATGTCACTTTGCAAAAGCTGTCACAATAAAATTCACCTTGAAATCGGTGACAGAAAAATAAGACGGTGACCAGTAGGGGGATAAAAATCTCTACAGCTTTCAGCTCGGACAACGGCCCGGGGTGTCACGCACAAAAAAAGCGAAATCAAACGGGGTATAACCCCACGGAGGTGATTGTATGGCAAAAGACGGCACAGCAAGAGGCGGTGCGAGAGCCGGGAGCGGCAGAAAATCCAAGGCTTTGAAAGAAAAACTTGATAGCGGAAATCCCGGCGGCAGAAAGCTGACGGTTATGGAACTCCCTGCTGATTCGGATTTAAGCGGTGAGGATATGCCCGAGCCTAAAAGCTATATGCTGGACAGACAGAAAAACGGTGGTGACCTTGATGCAGAAGATGTGTTCAGAGAAACATGGCTGTGGCTCAAGGAACGTGGTTGTGAAAAGCTGGTAAGCACTCAGCTTGTGCGTAACTATGCCATGAGCGTTTCAAGGTGGATTCAGTGCGAACACGCTATCTCGGAATACGGCTTTCTTGCAAAGCACCCTACAACTGGTCAGGCTATTGCAAGTCCGTATGTCAGTATGAGTCAGAACTATATGAAACAGGTAAACAATCTGTGGTATCAGATTTTCCAGATAGTAAAGGAAAACTGCTCGGCAGATTTTTCAGGAGCAACGCCGCAGGACGATGTTATGGAGAGATTGTTACGCTCTCGGAGAGGAAACTGATATGAATTTCAGATTGAACCAATTTATGAAAAAACTTAAAAACAGCAGACCTTATCTTTCAAAACAACAGTACCGCACAATCAAAGGTCAGGCTCTTTCGGGAGATATTGACGGTGCTGAAAAAGGTCTGAACTCACTTTTGAGGAGGTGTGTATATGAACACAACAACAGAAATGCAGCTTGTTCCCGTTGAAAAGCTGATACCATATATCAACAATGCAAGAACACACAGTGACGAGCAGATAAAGAAACTTCGCTCATCACTGCGTGAGTTTGGCTTTATCAATCCCGTAATAATTGACAGAGATTTCAATGTCATTGCAGGACACGGCAGAATTTTAGCTGCAAAGGCGGAAAATATTTCAGAAGTTCCATGTGTGTTTGTTGATTACCTGAATGATGCACAGAAGAAAGCATACATACTGGCAGATAACCGTATGGCTATGGATGCCGGCTGGGACGAAGAACTTTTGAGAGTTGAAATTGAGTCCTTACAGGGTACCGACTTTGATATCGGACTTACGGGATTTGATGAAAACGAAATCGCAGAGCTTTTTGCCGATGATAACGATGATGTAAAAGATGATGATTTTGATGTTGAGAGCGAGCTTGAAAAACCACCGGTAACAAAAAGCGGTGACCTTTGGCTGCTCGGCAATCACAGACTTATCTGCGGTGACAGCACAAAGGAAAATACATACACTCGCCTTATGGACGGTAAGAAAGCAAACCTTGTTGTTACTGACCCACCATACAATGTCAACTACGAGGGCAGTGCAGGAAAAATCAAGAACGATAATCTTGAAAATGATAAGTTCTATCAGTTCTTACTCGATGCCTTTCAAAACACAGAAAAGGCTATGGCAGATGATGCAAGCATCTATGTTTTTCACGCGGATACAGAAGGACTAAATTTCAGAAAAGCGTTCAAGGACGCAGGCTTTTATCTTTCCGGAACTTGCATATGGAAAAAGCAGAGCCTTGTTCTTGGCAGAAGTCCGTATCAGTGGCAGCACGAACCTGTTCTGTTCGGCTGGAAGAAGAACGGTAAGCACAAGTGGTACTCCGACAGAAAGCAGACCACAATATGGGAGTTTGACAAACCGAAGAAAAACGGCGACCACCCCACAATGAAACCTGTTCCGCTGATTGCATATCCGATTAAAAATTCAAGTATGACAAACTGTATCGTACTTGATCCCTTCGGCGGTAGCGGAAGTACACTTATAGCCTGTGAACAGACAAATAGAATCTGCTACACATCAGAGCTTGATGAAAAATACTGTGATGTAATTGTTAAAAGATATATTGAACAGGTCGGCACTACTGAAAATGTGTATGTAGTGCGTGACGGTCAGAAAATCAGGTTTGATGATTTGGAGGTTAATGCTGATGAACAGTAAGGCATTAACCCTCGGCAGTCTGTTTGACGGCTCGGGCGGTTTTCCTTTAGGCGGAATTCTTTCAGGTATTACACCTCTATGGGCATCAGAAATCGAGCCGTTTCCCATTCGTGTAACTACAAAAAGGCTGTCGCAGATGAAACACTACGGTGATGTATCAAAATTAAACGGAGCGGAACTTCCGCCCGTTGATATAATCACCTTCGGAAGTCCTTGCCAGGATATGAGTGTTGCCGGAAAAAGAGCCGGTCTGTCCGGTTCAAGAAGTAACCTCTTTTATGAGGCGGTAAGAATTGTAAAGGAAATGAGGTGTAAAACGAATGGCGAATATCCAAGATTTGTGGTGTGGGAAAACGTCCCCGGAGCATTCTCGTCAAACAAGGGCGAAGACTTCAAGGCAGTCCTCGAAGAAATCTGCAAAATCAAAGACGATACATTATCTGTTTCTAAATCTGAAAAGTGGACAAACGCAGGAGAAATCGTGGGAGATGCGTTCTCCGTTGCGTGGCGAGTGTTTGACGCTCAATATTGGGGAGTTCCCCAACGAAGAAAACGCATCTACCTTGTCGCAGATTTTGCAGGAGAATGTGCTAGAGAAATACTATTTGAGCAAAAAAGCCTGTCAGGGAATTCTCCGCAGAGCGTCTGCAAGAGGAAAACAACTCCCGGAAATGTTAAAGATTGCATTGGAGCAACAGGCTTTGACGGATACAATGGTCAGCTGACAGGAGATTTATCTGCAACAATCGGTGTGAACTGCGGTATGTCCACAGGCAGAAACGGCATTGTGCTGAATGACCAAGGCGGCAACAGAATGGATATTACCGAAGATGTGACCTGCACACTCCGTGCCGAGGCACACCACCCGCCCTGTGTCTTGGAATCGGCAGGCTTTTGCACGGAACATTCTGCCAAGAGCCGCGGCATAGGTTATGAGGAAGAAACCTCACCGACAATTCGTGCCGGTACAGTTCCGGCAGCTGTGATGTTTGAAAATCACAGTCAGGATACAAGATACACAGAACCCGTTGAGAAAGCACCGACAGTTCTTTCAACCTACGGCACCGGTGGGAACAACCAGCCGTTCGTAATTGAAACACCAAAGACACTTAAAATCAGAAGTGGCTGTGACGGTGGCGGCAAGGGTGCGTTAGTTCAGGATAATAAATCTGCAACTCTGTCCTGCAATAATGACCAGACTGTATTTGTACCGCAAGCCTACGGCATCTGCTCAAAGGACAGCAATTCAATGAAGTCCGATAATCCGAACAGTGGTTTTTACAAAGCTGAAACTTCACGGACGATTGACACAAGCAATCAATCACCGTGTAAAAATCAAGGCGGTATTGCTGTTGTATCTATTCAAGGTTCAATGATTGGACGAAAAGACGAGAACGGTCCACAGGGTGACGGCATAAACGAAGATGTCAGCTTTACCCTTAATGCAACTGACAAACACGCAGTTGCATATGGAATTGACAGGGCAGCTTTTAATCAAGGACAGAATGCAAAGTACAGCTTTGCCGTTGAAACAGAAAAACAACCAACGATGGTAGCAAAAGGACCGGGTGCTGTTGCTACCCCGACATACAGTTCTAGCAAGGCATCTTTCTTTACGAAAGTTCAAGAAGAAAAAGCAAATACATTGGTGGCTACCGATTACAAAGACCCGCCAATCGTAAATGACAATTCAAGCTACGGCTTTTATCCGCAGATGAAAGCTGAGTGTGTAACTTTTACCAAAGAGAAAAGCGGATGTATTGTAAACGGAACAAATCCGGGATTTCAGAACGGAGTTCTTGAATCAAGCTATATCGTGAGAAGATTAACACCAACTGAATGTGCCAGACTACAAGGCTTTCCTGACTGGTGGTGCAGTAACCTGGAAACGGAAAACCCCACAAGTGAAGAACTTGCTTTCTGGAGAGGTGTTTTTAAAACCTATGCCGAGATTAACGGTACAAAAGTTAAATCCGACAAGCAGATAATCAAGTGGCTGAAAAATCCACATTCTGATTCAGCTGAGTACAAAATGTGGGGCAACGGAGTGGCACTCCCCTGTGTTTGCTTTGTGCTTTCAAGGATTGCAAGCCTTAACAAAACTATATCTACGGATTGATAACATAATCGTCAGAACCGTCAATATATTTTTCATAATCAATACGGATAGCTGTGTTACCGCCGTAGTGATAGCACATTCTGCCTGCCCAGCCGAGGAAACATATCGTTCCGTCAGCATTCAGAGCCATAATATCATCTGCATATCGTTCTGTGGGTTTCACCTTATCACCAAAGGTAATGCCCTCACGCTCGGTGTCACTCATAAAGCGAGATTGGATAGCTTTGTTTTTCAGAAAGATATACACCTTCTTTTCCAGATTGATGAGTTGTCTAATTGTACGCATAAAAAATACGCTCCTTTCATTAGTTTCCTAAAAAAGAGCGTAAAAAAACAATCCCATCGTTCCGACAGGATTGCAAAAATCTTTATAACCCTATCGGTCAAGCTTTAGCACCTTACCTTTTGGCAGGTTGCTGTGCGGTCAACGAGCTTGTCTCTCACGCACTCTTTATAGGCTATTTTTAAATTAACACAACAATACAGAATTGTCAAGCAAAAATTAATCCTTATCCACTTCAATCTCGCCGTGCTTTTCCTCAAAGGCTTTTACCCTCTGTTTAATATACTGCTCAATCTCACGATTTGCTGAACGGCCTTCGTAGTCTGCAATATATCTGAACTTCTGAAAAAGTGTCCGGTTTACTCTTAGTGTGTATCTTAAAATGTTATCGTCCATAATCAAATCTCCTCGATGTTATTATGACATCATTTTAACGCAATTATTGCACCGTAACGAAAATGGTGGTATTATGATGTCATAGTGGTGTCATATTTTTAAAAGGAGATTGAAATTTATGAAGGTAGCAGTAGTAGGTTCAAGAAATCTAACAATCAATAATCTGGGCGACTATCTGCCCAAAGATACAACGGAAATAGTCAGTGGCGGTGCAAGAGGAATTGACAGGTGTGCAAGAATGTATGCAAAAACTCATAACATCAGGCTGACGGAGTTTATGCCCGAATATGAACGATATGGTCGGTCAGCTCCTTTAAAGAGGAATCTGCAAATAATCAGATATGCCGATATAGTTCTCGCCTTTTGGGACGGTAAATCTCACGGAACACGATTTGTAATTGAAAACTGCAAAAAGGAGAATGTTCCCATTAAGGTATTCACTACTGTTTAATACTCACACTTAAAACCGCTGGATTTTCAGCGGTTTGTTTATTTGGGAGAATTTCAAAATTACACTTGCAATCTTTTCTGTTCTGAGTGATATATGTAGTACTAATTTCAAGGAGGAAAAGCAAATGAAATTTCCAAGCAAGGAGCTTGTTGAAAAAGTACGGGCAGAATACCCCATCGGCACAAGAGTTGAGCTTGTAAAAATGGACGATGTTCAGGCACCGCCTGTTGGTACAAAAGGCACTGTAAGAGGTGTTGATGATACGGCAAACCTACTAGTTGATTGGGATAACGGTTGTGGTCTTAATGTGATTTATGGCATTGACAAAGCACGCAAGATACAGTCTTAACCACTATAAAATACACAATATATTGTATTAAAGATTGTGTATATTACTTTTCAAAATTGCTTGATATATCCTCGAAAAAGAGCGAATATGTGTGTACCGAAAGGGACAAACACACAATTACGGAGGACAAAAAGATGAGCGAAAAGACATTAAGACAGATTGAGGAAATGAAAAAGCAGGCAATCGGTGTTGAGGTTGAGATGAACAATATCACAAGGAATAAAGCAGCAAAAATCGCAGCCGAATTTTTCAGCACAGGTAGATATGAGAACACAGCCGACAGAAACGGCTACTGTACTTGGTCAGCATATGACGAGCAAAGCAGAGAGTGGAAATTTCAAAAGGATGTAAGCATCGCAGGACCTGACAGCGAGAAATGCGAAATGGTAACACCAATCCTTACCTACGCAGACATTGAAATCTTACAGGAGCTTATAAGAAGGCTGAGAAAAGCCGGAGCAAAGAGTGATTCGACAAGAGGCTGCGGAGTTCACATTCACATAGGAGCAAAGGGACACACAGCACAGACTTTGAGAAACCTTGCAAACATTATGGCAAGCCACGAAAGCCTTTTATCCGAGGCTTTGAACCTTGACGGTGACAGAATCAGACGCTATTGCAGAACGGTTGACACAAGATTTTTAGAGCAGGTCAACAGAAGAAAGCCCAAAACAATGTCACAGCTTGCCGATGTATGGTACAAGAGCCATGATGAAAACTACGGCAGAAATCACCATTACAACGGTAGCCGATACCATATGCTCAACCTCCACGCAACCTTTACAAAGGGAACGGTTGAATTCAGACTTTTCCAGTTCGACAAGCCATCAAACGGCAAACAGAACGGACTTCACGCAGGACAGCTTAAAAGCTACATTCAGCTTTGCCTTGCACTCAGCCAAATGGCAAAGGAAGTGAGAACGGCAAGTCCGAAACCACAGCAAAGCGAAAACCCAAAATACGCAATGAGAACCTGGCTTTTAAGGCTCGGATTTATCGGTGACGAGTTCAAAACAGCAAGAGAACTTCTCACAAAAAGGCTTTCAGGTGACGGAGCTTTCCGCAACGGCAGAGCCGCTTGAAGAATATAGGCACAGCCCCACCGACCGCTTCGGCGGTCTTAAGGTGGTAGAAGAACAATTCTTCGGAAAGGGATGATTAAATTGACAAGGTTTTACATTGCGTATGGCAGTAACCTGAATGTAAGGCAGATGAAAATACGCTGTCCAAAAGCAAGGCTTGTGGGAACAGCGACTTTGGAAAATCACATACTCTATTTCAGAGGAAGTCTTACGGGTTCGTACTTAACCATAGAGCCGAAAATCGGAGCAAGCGTTCCTGTTGCCGTTTGGGAAGTAACACCTTCTGATGAAAAGGCGCTTGACCGCTACGAGGGTTATCCGAATTTTTATTACAAGCAGGACTACACATTGAATGTGACAAGTATGGATAAAACAAAAGTAACCACACTTGAGTGTTTTGCATATGTGATGAGGTCGGACAGACCGATAGGCATACCGTCAGATTACTATGTTTACACTTGCCTTGAGGGGTATGAATATTTTGGCTTTGACAAAAGAATTTTGATTAATACAGTGAACAGAATGAGGAGGATACTATGCAGACGAATGAAATAAGGGTTCAGGTATGCCCGAAATGCGGAAAGCTGTTCAGTGAACGAGGTGCTGTTTCAAGGGTGGATAATGTAACGATTATCTGCCCCGACTGCGGAACACGAGAGGCTCTTGAAAGCATAGGCGTTGATGAAACAGAGCAGGAGAAAATTCTTGATACTATTCATAGGCATAGAAGTTGACATATGTATAAATTTAATATATAGTTACATTGTAGAAGAAAATTCATAATAAGTTATTAGTATTGGTATTCAGGAGGTGTAGAAATGAGTAAAAATAAAGATCCTAGGTGGTCAAAACAGTTCGGAGATTTCGGTGAGCAACTTATAATGTATTTAATTGGACGACAAAAAAATATGAAAGTTGCTTTGGTGGACCATGCTGGTGCGGATATAATTGCCTCGGACTTAGGAAACAAGAATAACCGATATGCAATTTCAGTTAAAAGTCATACTTTAAATATAAAGATAAATGATAATGAGATAAAAATTGAAAGTAAGCTATTTAATTTTGATGAACATAATATAAAAGAACTAAGAGCTTTTGCTGAAAATTTCGATCTAAAGCCAGTTGTTTCTATTGTTATTGTACAGCCCGAAATTCCTCAAGATCATCCGTATTGGATAGCGAAATTAGAAAAAAGCAAAAACAAGTATTTTGAAAAACATGATAAGTTAGTAATTGATACATTTACTTTCCTGCTGGATGATGCTGAGGAAATGATAAAAGAAGGCAAAAGATATTGCACTTATAAAAATTCAAGTCCCGGAGGATTCAATTTTAAATTTGAAAACTTGTATTTTGAAGAACTTCTTGCTGATAAACGTATTGATCATACTAGATTAAGCTTTGATACACTAGATTATTTAAGATTATGGGATATAAAAAATCCCATGGATATTAATGCAGAGGATAATTTATTTTGGGAAATAGATAATAACTAATCTTACTAATCTTTTATTCTCTGCGTTCGTGATAGCCAAACTGAAATAGTTAAATAGTAAAAAATAGCATCGGTTAGAAATAATCGGTGCTATTTTTATACCATATCGGAGGTGAGATTTTGAGAAAACTTAAGAATTATAAGCCTACAAAATTCAAAGCAAAAAACAGCTATTATGATAAGGAATACGCTGATTTTGCCGTTGCCTTTATCGAAAGTCTGTGCCACACCAAAGGCACTTGGGCGGGTAAACGGTTTGAGCTTATGGACTGGCAGGAGCAGATTATTCGTGACCTTTTCGGCATTTTAAAGCCTAACGGATACAGGCAGTTCAACACAGCATACATAGAGATACCGAAAAAGAACGGTAAATCGGAATTAGCTGCGGCTGTTGCACTTCTGCTCACCTGTGGTGACGGTGAGCAGCGAGCCGAGGTTTACGGTGCGGCTGCCGACAGACAACAGGCATCAATCGTTTTTGATGTAGCCGCAGATATGGTGCGTATGTGTCCGGCACTGAACAAAAGAGTAAAGATACTCGCCTCACAGAAACGGCTGATTTACGAACCCACAAACAGCTTTTATCAGGTTCTATCAGCAGAGGCATACAGTAAGCACGGCTTTAATGTTCACGGAGTTGTATTTGATGAACTGCACAGTCAGCCAAACAGAAAGCTTTATGATGTTCTTACAAAAGGCAGCGGTGATGCAAGAATGCAGCCACTCTTTTTTCTGATCACAACCGCCGGCACAGATACACATTCAATCTGCTACGAGGTTCATCAAAAGGCACAGGATATTATTGACGGACGAAAAATCGACCCTACATTCTATCCCGTGATTTACGGCGCTGATGATACCGAGGACTGGATAAGTCCAAAGGTCTGGAAAAAGTGCAATCCCTCCCTCGGTGAAACTATCGGCATTGACAAAGTTAAAACTGCCTGTGAAAGTGCAAAGCAAAATCCGAGTGAAGAAAACTCGTTTCGACAGCTAAGGCTTAATCAGTGGGTAAAGCAGGCAGTCCGTTGGATGCCGATGGATAAATGGGATAAGTGTGCATTTGCGGTCAGAGAAGATGATTTGAAAGGCAGAGTTTGCTACGGTGGACTTGACCTATCTTCCACAACGGATATTACAGCTTTTGTACTTGTGTTTCCTCCACTTGATGAAGAAGACAAATACATTATTCTTCCCTACTTTTGGATACCGGAAGACACACTTGATTTGCGTGTAAAGCGTGACCATGTGCCATATGATGTGTGGAAACGACAGGGATACTTGCAGACCACAGAGGGAAATGTTGTTCATTACGGCTATATTGAAAAGTTCATAGAACAGCTCGGAAAGAAATTCAACATCAGAGAAATTGCATTCGACCGTTGTGGTGCTGTTCAGATGGTACAGAACCTTGAGGGTATGGGTTTCACCGTTGTTCCATTCGGACAAGGCTTTAAGGATATGTCACCACCCACAAAGGAACTTATGAAACTAACCCTTGAGCAGAAAATCGCACACGGCGGTCACCCTGTACTTCGATGGCATATGGACAATATCTTTGTCAGAACAGACCCTGCCGGCAACATAAAGGCAGACAAAGAAAAATCCACGGAGAAAATTGACGGTGCAATTGCTACAATTATGGCACTGGACAGAGCAATACGATGTGGAAATGATACCTCTGAGTCGGTATACGATTCACGAGGGATTTTATTTATATAAAGGACAGTGATATATATGGGTATATTTTCAGGACTATTTCATTCAAGAGATAAGCCAAAAAACAGAACAGCAGGAAGTGCATACACATTCTACACAGGCAGGACAACAGCCGGAAAAGCTGTTACACAGCGTTCTGCTATGCAGATGACGGCGGTGTATTCCTGCGTTCGTATTCTGTCAGAGGCGATTGCAAGTCTGCCGTTGCATCTGTACAGATACACAGAAAGCGGTGGCAAGGAAAAAGCAACGGACAGTCCTCTGTACTTTTTACTCCACGATGAGCCGAACTCGGAAATGACATCATTTGTTTTCAGAGAAACTCTGATGACTCATCTTCTGCTTTGGGGTAATGCTTACGCACAGATTATCAGAAACGGCAAAGGTGAAGTCACCGCCTTGTACCCTCTTATGCCCGACCGTATGACTGTTGACAGAGATGAAAACGGCAGACTGTATTATGAGTACATGGTAAGCTCTGATGATGCACCTATCAACAAAAAGTCAACCGTAAGACTGTCGCCCTTTGATGTTCTTCATATTCCCGGACTTGGCTTTGACGGACTTGTGGGTTACTCACCTATCGCTATGGCAAAGAACTCAATCGGTATGGCTATTGCCTGTGAAGAGTACGGTGCAAAGTTCTTTGCAAACGGTGCCGCACCCAGCGGTGTGCTTGAACATCCCGGTACAATTAAGGACCCAAGCCGAGTTCGTGAAAGCTGGACTCAGACCTTTGGTGGTAGTTCAAACGCACACAAGGTTGCAGTGCTTGAGGAAGGTATGAAATATACACCTATTTCAATCTCCCCTGAACAGGCACAATTCCTTGAAACAAGAAAATTTCAGATAGATGAAATAGCTCGAATTTTCCGAGTTCCGCCACACATGGTAGGTGATTTGGAAAAGTCGAGCTTTTCTAATATTGAACAGCAGTCGCTTGAATTTGTGAAGTACACACTTGACCCTTGGGTGTCAAGATGGGAGCAAAATTTGGTGCGTTCCCTTCTGACAACCGATGAAAAGAAAAAGTATTTTATCAAATTCAATGTTGACGGACTGCTCCGAGGTGACTATCAAAGCCGAATGAACGGATATGCAACAGCAAGGCAGAACGGCTGGATGTCGGCAAACGATATCAGAGAGCTTGAAAACCTTGACCGCATATCATCAGAAGAAGGCGGAGATTTGTACCTCATAAACGGTAATATGCTGCCGCTCAAAAATGCAGATACATTTGCCAACACAGACGAAACGAAGGAGGAAGAAAATGAAGAAGTTCTGGAAGTGGAAGAATCAGACGGAGAACAATCCGACCGAGAGAGTTCTGACTCTCAACGGCACAATCGCCGTGGAAAGCTGGTTTGACGATGATGTCACTCCACAGCTTTTCAAAGACGAGTTGAACAGTGGAACAGGAAACATCACTGTATGGATAAACTCTCCCGGTGGTGACTGCGTTGCCGCCGCACAGATTTACAATATGCTGATGGACTACAAGGGTAATGTCACAGTCAAGATTGACGGTATTGCCGCAAGTGCTGCATCGGTAATTGCTATGGCAGGTACAGAAGTTCTGATGTCACCTGTATCAACAATGATGATTCACAACCCTGCTACCGTTGCAATGGGCGACCACAATGAAATGCAAAAGGCTATTGAAATGCTTAACGAGGTCAAGGAGTCAATCATCAATGCTTACGAAATTAAAACAGGCTTATCAAGAGCAAAGCTGTCACACTTAATGGATTCTGAAACATGGATGAACGCAAACAAGGCTGTTGAACTTGGATTTGCCGATGGCATCATCGCAAGAGAAAATCCGAATACAGAGCCTGATGAAGAAGACGAGGACGAAGATGAAGAGGAAAAGAAGAACCCCTGTGAAAATTCAGTCCTGTTTTCACGCAAGGCGGTAAATACGGCTCTTAAAAACAAGCTTGTAAAGCACTATTCAAAGAATATTTCAAGAAACACAGAAACAGACATCACAGACCTTGAAAAAAGACTTAATTTATTAAAACCTTAAGGAGGAATTTTACTATGGCTAAAATTAACGAACTTCGTGAGAAACGAGCAAAAATCTGGGAACAGGCAAAAGCCTTCCTTGATTCCCACAGAAACGAAACAGGTATTCTTTCAGCAGAAGATACCGCAGCTTATGAAAAGATGGAAAAGGATATTGTTGACCTCGGTCACGAGATTGAGCGTCAGCAAAGAGCAGACGACCTTGAAAGAGAGTTAAATCTCCCGACAAGCACACCGCTTGTTTCAAAACCCGATAACGTCAATCGTGAGAGTAAAACAGGCACAGCTTCTGAAAAGTACAACAAAGCATTCTGGAATCAGATGAGAAACCGCTCAACGCAGGAGGTCAGAAACATTCTCAGTGAGGGTGTTGACAGCGAGGGCGGTGAAGTCGGTGTAACGGCCGGCTCAACTGTTAATGTTACGGCTGATGAGATTATCGACCTTTATTACAGCCTTAAAGCACCGTACCGTAAGAATGGTGTATGGCTCTTGAATGACAGCACTGTAAATATTATCAGAAAGCTAAGGACAGCAACGGTCAGTATTTATGGCAGCCGTCTATTAAGGACGGTGAAACCGACACACTTCTCGGTAAACCTGTTTACACATCTTCATCAATTGCAAATGCTGCATCGGGTACAAAGCCGATTGCATTCGGTGACCTTTCCTACTACTGGATTGGTGACAGACAGGGTGTTACCTTTAAACAACTCAATGAGTTATATGCAGCAAACGGACAGGTAGGTTTCCTTGCGACAAAAAGAGTTGATGCAAGACTTATTGTTCCGGAGGCAGTTAAGATTCTCAAAATGAAGGGTACAGTTTCTACAGGCGGTTAAGGAGTGCTTTTATGACTGACAGGCTTTTAGAAAAAGTAAAGCAAAATCTCATACTTGAACATTCTGAGGACGATGCACTTCTTGAGCAGTACATCACTGCATCGGTTTCCTATGCCGAAAGCTATCAACACATTGATGAAGGTTACTACTCCACACACGCAATGCCTGCAACTACCGAGCAGGCAGTTATTATGCTTGCGAGCCATTTCTACGAAAGCAGAGATGGCTCAACGGGCGGATTCTTTGCTGACAGCACAAACGCATCGGCTCAGGTGTGGAACACGGTCAATTTACTTTTAAGGCTTGACAGAAACTGGAAGGTGTAGCTATGAGTTTTGGAAACATGAACACACCTGTTGAAATTATGAAAAAGGTGATTGAAACCGATGATGAGGGGTTTAAGAATGAAAGACTGAAAACAGTAGCAAGCGTGAGAGCATATCGTGAGGGCAGACACGGCAGTGAACGGTGGGCGAATATGGCGACATTTTCCGTTGCGACTGACCTGTTTCGCCTAAGGTGTATTCCGCATATTGAAGTTACCGCAGATATGCTTATTCTTTGTGACGGGAAAAGGTTCGAAATCACCTCTGTTGAGAATGTAAAAGGCAGAGGAATGTATCTTGAAATTCTCGCAAAGGAGGTTGAAGCAAGTGGCTAGATGCACAATGAAAATGCCGGAGGAGTTTTTACTCAAAATTTCAAGACTTGGGGACAAAACCGATGATGTGTGCGGAAGGGTACTCAATGCCGGTGCTGAGGTTGTTCTGAAAAAGGTGAGAACAAATCTCAGAAATGTCATCGGTAAGGACACAAAAACGCAGTCACGCTCCACGGGTGAGCTTGAACACTCGCTCGGCGTGTCCCCTGTTTTATCAGACAAGAACGGCAATCTGAATATCAAAATAGGCTTTTCAGAGCCGAGAACAAATGGCGAGAGCAATGCAAAAATTGCGAGCATAATTGAATACGGCAAAAGCGGTCAGCCACCAAAGCCGTTTATGAAACCCGCAAAATCAGCGTCACGCAAGGAGTGTATGACAGTTATGATTAACACGCTTGATGAGGAGGTAAAGAGCATATGAGTTTGCTTGCTGAAATCAAGAGTATTGCAGAGGGATTGAGCATCAAGGTTGAAGCAGGTGCTTTTTCAGACAAAGTACCTGACGAATACATTGTTCTCACTCCGCTTTCAGATGGTTTTGATATGCACTGCGACAATATGCCGACCTTTGACAGACAGGAAGTGAGAATTTCTATATTTTCAAAGGGTAATTATTCTGCACTTAAATACAAGCTTGTGACCGCTCTTTTTCAAAGTGATATTTCAATAACCGACAGGCTGTATATCGGTTACGAGAGCGACACGGGCTATCATCACTATGCTATTGACGCATTAAAAACTTATGAACTGGAGGAGATAGATTATGGCAACAATCGGACTTGATAAGCTGTATTACGCAAAAATCACGGAGGACACTGACGGCAACGAAACCTACGATACACCTGTTCCGCTTGCAAAGGCGATGAGTGCGGAACTTTCGGTAGAACTTGCCGAGGCGACACTTTATGCCGATGACGGTGCATCTGAGGTTGTAAAGGAATTTCAGAGCGGTACGCTTACACTCGGTATTGACAACATCGGGACAGCCGTTGCAGAGGATTTGACCGGTGCGACAATCGACAAAAACAAGGTGTTGGTTTCCGCATCTGAGGACGGAGCACCGCCCGTTGCAATCGGTTTTCGTGCAAAGAAAGCGAACGGCAAGTATCGTTACTTCTGGCTTTACAGAGTGAAGTTTGGCATTCCTGCAACTAATCTTACCACAAAGGGCGAAAGCATCGAGTTTTCCACTCCGTCGATTGAGGGTACGGTTATCCGCAGAAACAAGGCTGACAAGCTCGGCAAGCACCCGTGGAAGGCTGAAATTTCAGAGGACGATACAGGTGTTGCAAGTGACACAATCAGCGGTTGGTACACTCAAGTGTATGAGCCGACCTATGCTGAATAAATACGGAGGTGCGTTATGACTGACAGAGGAAGTATTATTAAAATTGGTGAAAACGATTATGAGCTTATTCTCACAACAAGGGCAACAAAGGAAATTGCCAAAAGGTACGGCGGTCTTGAAAACCTCGGTGACAGGCTGATGAAAAGTGAAAACTTTGAAATGGCACTTGATGAAATCATCTGGCTTATCACACTACTTGCAAATCAGAGCGTTATGATTTACAATCTGAAAAATCCGAACAGCAAAAGGCCTTTGCTTTGTGAGGATGAGGTTGAACTTTTGACCTCACCGTTTGACCTTGCAGAATACAAGAATGCAATTATGGACTCAATGCACAAGGGCACGAAGAGGAATATTGAAAGCGAGTCTGACTCAAAAAACACGAAAGTCGGGTAACGGACGATGAACTGTTTACCCGACTTCTTTATTACGGACTTGCACATTTAAATCTTTCACAAGACGAAGTGTGGCTGATGCCATTTGGACTTTTGCTTGACCTTTGGGAATGTCATAGACAATACAACGGCATTACAAAGCCAAAACGAGTTGCCTGCATTGATGATGTTATTCCGTGTAACATCTAAATTTCAATGGACTTTATTATATATTTTTGATATAATAAAACTAAAATTGCAATAAGGAATGTTATGTAAAATAATGGAAATTAATAATTTTAATACAATCAGAAATGCCTACATAAAAGCACGGGCGACAGAAAGAACTAAGTTGGTTGAACTTTTAAGGGAAAACCAATACACTGTAATAACGCACGGTAGAGCTGGACAAGGAAACAAAAACTATAGTGAAAGTGGAAAACTAAATCCTCCACATGACCTAAGTCACCACAAATGGATTGATGCTCAAAAGGCTGGAGTAAACTTCCTAATCAGTTTTAACCCTCTTGAAGTAGATGGAAACACCGCAAACCCGCATCACCTCTACGATAGGATTGGAGTTCAAGCATATATTGGTAATAATACCGAAACTGATATTCGCACAGCTATGATAATTACGAAGTGGACACTACCAATAACAAAAAGTGACGGAGAAGAATTGATTGCTTTTCTAAATACACTGATTGAAATGTTTAAAGTTTGGCAAAAATTGCACAAATAATAATTTTTAGACATCGCAGAAATGTGGTGTCTTTTTTTATGCCCTGAGGAGGTGAGAATATGGCGGATAGTTTTGGACTTAAGCTTGGCATTGAGGGCGAAAAGGAATTTAAAAAGTCGCTTGCTGAAATCAATCAGAGCTTTAAGGTGCTCGGCTCTGAGATGAAGCTTGTGTCCTCGCAGTTTGATAAGAATGACAATTCCGTTCAGGCTTTGTCTGCAAGAAATACGGTTCTTAATAAGGAGATTGATGCACAAAAGCAGAAGATTGAAACCTTGCGACAGGCACTTGCAAATGCATCAGAGTCCTTTGGTGAAACCGACAGAAGAACACAAAGCTGGCAAATTCAGCTTAACAATGCCGAGGCATCACTCAACGGTATGGAGCGTGAACTGAACAGTAATAATTCTGCACTTGAACAGGCAAAGACGGATATTGAGGGGACAGAAAAATCTCTTGAAAAGGTTGATGGTCGGCTTGATGATACTGCCGAAAGTGCCGATGATATGGGCGATGAAATCAAGGACGCAGGCGACAAGGCGGATAAGTCAAAGGAGAGATTTTCAAAGCTCGGTTCTGTACTCAAGGGTGTAGGTGTTGCAATGGGTGCGGTGGTCACTGTGGCGGCCGCAACAGCCGTAAAGCTAGGCAAGGAGGTTGTCAATGCCTATGCCGACTATGAACAGCTTGTCGGCGGTGTTGATACGCTTTTCAAGGGCTCATCGCAGAAACTGCAAAGCTACGCATCTAATGCCTACAAAACGGCAGGCCTTTCTGCAAATGACTATATGGAAACCGTTACAGGCTTTTCCGCAAGCCTCATTCAATCGCTTGGCGGTGATACGGACAAGTCGGTAAAGTATGCGGATATGGCAATCACGGATATGGCAGATAACGCAAACAAGATGGGTACAGATATGTCACTCATTCAGAATGCGTATCAGGGCTTTGCCAAGCAAAACTACACCATGCTCGATAACCTTAAACTCGGCTACGGCGGTACTAAAGAGGAAATGCAAAGACTTCTCTCTGACGCAGAAAAAATATCTGGCGTGAAATATGATATTTCGTCATATGCCGATGTGGTCGATGCAATCCATGTTATGCAGGAGAGTATGGATATTGCCGGCACTACCGCAAAAGAGGCGGAGGGTACAATTTCGGGTTCGGTTAATGCGTTGAAATCCTCGGTCACAAACCTTGTGGTAGGATTTGGCGACGCAAACGCTGACCTTGATGTGTTGTGTGAAAATGTTGTAACAGCATTTCAGACCGTGCTTGAGAATATCTCGCCTATTGTGGAAAATCTCATCTCAGCCTTGCCGACAGTCATTACCACACTGCTTGAATCGGCAGGTGAAATGCTCCCAACGGTTCTGGAAACTCTCGCAGAATTGTTTGCACAGGTGCTTGAGGGATTGCTTCAGCTTTTGCCACAGCTGATTCCCGTTGCGGTGTCAGCCTTATTAACAATTACAAATGCAATTGTTGAAAATCTGCCCTTGCTGATTGAGTCGGCAACCTTACTCGTAGCAACTCTCGTACAAGGCCTTGCAGATGCACTGCCTACTTTAATTCCTACTGCGGTCAATGCGGTTATGACGATTGTACAGGGACTTCTGGACAGCTTGCCGTCAATTCTTGACGCTGGACTTGAGCTTGTATCTGCTCTTGCACAGGGTATTCTTGATGCACTTCCCGACCTCATATCTAAACTGCCTCAGATTATTATGGGCATAGTTACATTTCTTTTAAATTCAATACCGCAAATCATACAGACGGGCATTAAGCTGCTGACCTCTCTTGTTAGTGCCTTACCCGACATTATCACAACAATAGTTAAGGCTATTCCGCAGATTATCAACGGGATTATAAATGCGGTAATAAATTCAATTCCGCAGATTATTCAGGCAGGTATAGACTTGCTCATTTCACTTGTCAAGGCTCTGCCCACCATTATTGTCACAATCGTGAATGCAATACCCGACATCATTTCAGGCATTGTTAATGCTCTTATTGACAATATTCCGGCAATAATTCAGGCGGGTATTGATTTGTTGATTTCGCTTGTTAAGAATCTGCCGACTATCATTAAGGGAATTGTAAAGGCAGTACCTAAGATTATTGAAGGCATTGTAAAGGCCTTTGGTTCACTTATGTACAAGATTGTTGAAATTGGCGGTAACATTGTAAAAGGCTTGTGGGACGGTATCTGCGGTCTTGCATCGTGGCTCTGGGATTCAGTCAGCGGTTGGATTTCGGGTATCTGGGACGGCATCTGCGACTTTTTTGGCATTCACTCACCGTCAAAGGAAATGGCATGGGTTGGCGAAATGCTCGTCAAGGGTCTTGCCGGCTCTATTGACAAGAACGGTGATATGGCTGTTCGTGCCGCCGAGGGTATGAGCAGTGATGTTTCAAGTGTTATGAACTCACTTGCTGATGATATGAAAACTGCTTTGCCGACTGATTTCAGCATTGACGGAAATGTTAAAGGCTTGGTTGACAATTCAAATTTTGCTGCTTTCGGCAAGAGCGGTCTTTCGCTTGTGCTGAATATTGCAAATTTTAACAACTACTCAAATGACGATATTTCTCAGCTTACAAACGAGATTATGGAAACTGCAGGTCAGTTTGCTAAAAGGAAAGGAATGGTATTTGCGTGAACTATTTTGAATACAACGGCATCAGGTCATCTGATATGGGGCTTCATATACAGAGAAAGAATGTGTACTCCTCGCCAAAGTACGATTCTTCTTTTGTGTCAATTCCCGGCCGCAACGGTGACCTGATTGTACCGAATCGCAGATATGAAAACACACAGGTGAGTTATTCTGTATATCTGTCTGCAAAGAACAGTCAACAGCTTGCAGAAAGCATTACAAAAATCAAGGCATGGCTGTATGCACAGCCCGACAGGTATCACATACTAAAGGACAGCTATGACAAAAGATTTTTCAGATATGCTCTCTTTAACTCCTCGCTTGATATTGAAGATGAGCTTAATAAAATCGGTGTGTTTACCGTAAGCTTTAACTGCAAGCCGTTTAGATATGACATTGACGGTGAGTTACCGCACAGTATTGATGTGGTGCTGAATTTTCCGTATATGATTTTTTGCAGAATGGACGGTTCAAAGCCGGAAAACGACTGGAGCAACCGTTGGAATCAGACGGCAGACCTTGTTGTGCCGAGTGGTAAGAATATGTTTGTACTGAATACAAATTCGTGGACAGACGGCTACTGGGACAGCTACTCAGATGTAGACAAGAGCAGAATATATCTTAAGGTAAACGAAAACTGGAAAAAGGAGAATGCAAGGTTTGCCCTCTACACATTTCTCGGTGACGAAACCGCATGGTATTCTCTCGAGAAGGTCAGCGAGGATATTTACAGAGTGACCTTGCCGTCAAAGGGTGAAACCGTACTTGTGAATCCGTACAGCTTTGAGAGCAGACCGCTTATTCATCTTAACGGCAACGGTGCGGGTACGCTTACCATTGATAACGAAAACGGCAGACACGAATGGTCATTCAACGATATTGATGAGTTCATTGAGATTGACAGCGAAAAGATGTGCTTTTACAAGAACAACACGCTGAAAAATGATACGGTTACAGGCACGGGTTTTCCTTTGCTTGTAAAGGGCGAAAACAGGTTTATTCTCGGCGGTGGCATAACAGACGGTTCAGTATTTCCAAGGTGGTGTTCGTTATGATGCCGATTTTATACAAAGCAGATGAAACTGAGTTTGACACCTACGGAATCGGTGTGCTGTCGGACTGCACCTTTTGCGAAGTTACAGAGGAGAGAAACGGTGCGTTTGAATGTGTGATGAAATATCCTCTGCATGGTGCATTGTTTGATGAGATTAAAAACGACAGGGTTATACTCGTTAAGCCGAATGACACATCAAGGTCACAGCCGTTTCGCATATACAGAATTACAACACCGATGAACGGCATCATCACAGTGTATGCACAGCATATGTCATATGATTTGTCGGGCATTGGTATGCTATGCTTTGAGAGCAAATCTGTTTCGCCACAGCTTGCACTTGAAAGAATTTTTGCGAATACTTCATCAAAGCACGGCTTTAAATGCAGGACAGACCTTTCTGCACCTAGGGCATTTTCAGTCGACAGGCCGATGAGCGTTCGTGCTGTTCTGGGCGGTACGGAAGGTTCAGTCCTTGATGTGTGGGGCGGTGAATACGAATGGGATATGTTCGATGTCATTCTTCACTCAAAGCGTGGCAAAGACAACGGTGTTGTGATTGAATACGGCAAGAACCTGACTGATGTGGAGCAGGACAATGATTTTTCATCGGTATATACACACCTTTTGCCCTATGCCGTAATTAAAAACGGAGATACCGAAAGTGTGGTTACTCTGTCGGAAATCACAATTCCTATTGTGGAAACATATGCAAGGGAGAAAACACTCATTAAGGATTTTTCGTCCTTCTTTAAGGACGGAGAAACCGTTACCGAGGACACACTTCGAGCAAAGGCTAAGTCATACAGCAAACAGAATCCGTTCGGTGACGAAACTCCCACGGTGAAGGTGTCGTTTGAACCGCTATGGCAACAGCCCGAATATTCGCAGTTCCTCGAAAAGGTGAACCTCTGCGACACAGTGACCGTTAGACACCCAGATATGAATATTGAGGTAAAGACGAAGGTTATTGAAACCGTATATGACGCACTGACCGAGAAATATTCATCAATCACACTCGGAACGGCAAAATCAAACTTTGTGAATACGGTTGCAGAAATCAAAAGTACAACCGATGAAATCAAAAAGGAAACCGACAGCTTTCCGTTACTTATGAATACTGCTATTAAAAATGCCACTTCGCTGATTTCAGGTCAGCAAGGTGGCTTTGTTGTTATGCACACGGATTCTGTTACAGGCAAGCCGTATGAACTTTTGATTCTTGACAACGAAAATCTGTATGATGCAAGGAATGTGTGGCGGTGGAATGTCGGTGGCTTAGGTTTTTCAAAGAGTGGATACAACGGCCCGTATGAAACTGCGATTACGGCTGACGGTAAAATCGTGGCTGACTTTATCACAAGCGGAACGCTTATGGCAAATATCATCAAGGCGGGAGTAATCAGTTCGGCTGATAATTCTTCATGGTGGGATTTGGAAAGCGGTGAGGTACACCTAAGTGCATATACAAAAACAGAGGATACCGACAAACTCAGCGACAGTATTGCTGAAATTATGGAAAGGACATCAACACTTGAACAGACCGCAGAGGACATTTTCTTAAAAATCAACGAGCAGTCCACGGGCGGAAAGAACTATCTTTTAAACTCATCGGCTCTCAACGGACTTTCGGATGATTGGGAGTATTCGGGATTGGTCACTGTACTTTCCGATACAGATGTAATCAGTCACACCTCTTCGGGTTCTGCCTTTGTACTCGGTGAGGAAAGCACCTTGTCGCAAAGTGTGTATAACTCGGTTGCCGACAGATCCTTTGTGCTGTCACTTAGGGCAAAGAAAAGCTATTCACAGCTTAGTGCATATATGTATGTTCAGTACAACGGAGTTAAAAGAGAATATCTTTTTAATACAAAGGACAGCTTTGATTGGACAGATTTTTCCGTTGTACTCCCCGATGTTTCAGACGGTGAGATTACAGTATTTATTTACAGCCGTGGTTCTTCCCTTAAGGTAAGCGACCTTATGCTTACTGACGGAAGTATTATCCAACACTGGTCGCCTGCACCGAACGAGATATACACAAACGAGGTAAAGATTGACCGCAAAGGCATTGAGGTTTCAAACAGCAAGTCCTCGCAGAAAACAGTAATTACAAACACTGAATTTTCCGGCTACTACAACGGTGAAAAGATATTCACCCTAAACAAGGACGAAACTCAGACGAAGAAAACCACAGTTGACGGTGAGCTGACAATCGGCAGGACAAAGCTGATTCCGATGTCAAACAGTTCACAGGGACTCAACATTGTAATTCTTGATTAGGAGGCAATATGGCAAAGACAACGGTTGTCAATAGAATTGACACGATTTACATAGATACGGAAAATCCGACCGTATCAGTGAACACAACGGTAAATGACACAGGTCTTAAACACAACATTACGATTACCATACGAGGTATTCCGATAACTGGCATATCGGGACTTGCGTGGAACAAGGGGACGGCAAACAGGATTATTCCCATTCCTACGGACAGCAGAACGGGCATTTTAAAGGCTATGTATGAAGACAAGAGCGTTACGGCAAAGCTAACGGTCACCACATACAAGGGTTCAACCTATGTAGGCATTTCTGAAAGGAATTGTCATATTACCACCACCTCGCACAGCTCAAGGCCTGTAATTAACGGGTTTATCTATCTTGACACCAATTTAAAGACCACTGCCGTTACGGGCAACTCAAAGCTGTTTATTCAGAACTATTCAAATCTCAAGGTTACTCCGCTTACGGCAAAACCGAGAAATGAATCGAAGATTACAGGCTACACGGTAAGCTGTAACGGTGTGAGCAAGTCAAGCACTACGGCAAAGGAGCTGAACCTCGGCACTGTTGCAAAAAGCGGTGATGTGGTGGTTATGGTCATGGTTACGGACTCAAGAGGTTACACAACGAGCATTAAAAAGACGATTACCGTTATTCCGTACAGCAGTCCGAATCTCAGTACGATTACACTAAGACGAACAAATGAGATTGAGTCGGAAATTCAGCTTGTCTTCAACGGCTCATATTCCCCGCTTACGATTGACGGAGAAAACCGCAACCGTCTTTTATCCTTTCGCTACCAATACAAGAGGACAAGTGATGCAAACTACGGAAATTTTGTTGACATTTTAAGCGAACTGAAAATGAACGGCACAAGCTATTCATACTCAAATCTTCAGCTTATGAAGCTTGATGTGAATATGTCATACAGCTTTCATATTGAAATTCGGGATGTGATGGAAAAGTCTGTTGTTACGGACCTGTACTTTACCATTCCACAAGGCACTCCGCTTGTTGCATTACGCAAGCAGAAGGTAGGCATTAACAATCCAAACCCACAATCCGCACTTGATGTGACGGGTGAAATACATATGAACGGCTTTCCTGTTATGGGCATTATACAGACCTCTGTTGAGGACGATGTCAGCCTTAACAGTCTTACAACGCAGGGTATTTATTTCAGACGAAGAGTACCGCAGGAGAATATGAACTATCCGGCACTTGTATTCGGTATGCTTGAAGTATTTTCTTGCAGTACTAATCTTGTGACACAGAGATATACGGCAAGGGACAGTCCGTTTGATGTGTATATCCGTTCAAAGGTGAATTCAAGCTGGAGCAAGTGGGTTAAAAAATAGACACAGGAGGTATTTATGAAACAGATTTGGAACAGCATTCAGACTGCATTCATCGCACTTGGAGGAACACTCGGGTGGTTTCTCGGAGGTGCAGACGGCTTTCTGTATGCACTCATTGCATTTGTAGTTATCGACTACATTACAGGAATGATGTGTGCCTTTGCCGACAGAGAGCTTTCGAGCAAGATTGGTTTTAAAGGCATTTGCAGGAAGGTGATTATCTTTCTGCTTGTGGGAGTGGCGAATCTCCTTGATGTGTACATTATTGGCACGGGCAGTGTGCTGAGAACGGCAGTGATTTTCTTCTATCTCTCAAATGAGGGCTTGTCACTGCTTGAAAACGGAGCACATCTGGGACTTCCCATTCCCGAAAAGATTAAAAATGTGCTTGCACAATTACACCACAGAAGTGAAAAGGAGGACGACTGAATGTCATACACAAACAGCAAATTAGTTAGCTACACAAAAATTTCACCAAACAGAAACATCAATCGCAATCACAAGATTGATACAGTTTCAATTCACTGCGTAGTCGGGCAGTGCTCTGTTGAAACTCTCGGCTCAATCTTTGCATCAAGGGACAAGGAGGCAAGCTCAAACTATGGTATCGGCTATGACGGCAGAATCGGAATGTATGTTGAGGAAAAGGATCGCAGCTGGTGCACCTCATCTGCGTCAAATGACAACAGGGCGATTACCATTGAGGTTGCCTCAGATACCTACCACCCATACAGAGTAAATGATGCTGCGTACAAGTCTTTGATTAAACTGCTTGTTGACATCTGCAAGAGAAACGGCATCAAAAGGCTTGTGTGGTCAACAAACAAGTCAGAGAGAATGAATCATCTTAACGGTTGCAATATGACGGTTCATAGGGATTATGCAAACAAGTCCTGTCCGGGCGATTATCTCTACAATCTTCACAGACAGATTGCAAAGGAGGTGAACGCTCAGCTTGGCTTAGGCAGTTCAAAACCTGTGACATCAAAGAAAACTCTCTATCGTGTACGCAAAAGTTGGAAGGACGCAAAGTCGCAGAAGGGTGCTTTCTATGACCTTTCAAATGCAAAGAAATGTGCCGACAAAAACAGCGGTTATTCTGTCTTTGATGAAAGAGGAAAGAGTGTGTACACGCCAAAGTCATCCGGCAAAAAGTCAGTTGATGCCATTGCAAAAGAAGTAATTCAGGGTAAATGGGGCAACGGCGCCGACCGCAAAAACCGCCTCACCAAAGCCGGCTATAACTACAACACTGTTCAGAAAAGAGTAAACGAGATTTTATCTTAACAGACAATAGAACATTATTTTAACAAAGCCAAATCCCCATCGAGGAAGTTTTATTCCTTGATGGGGATTTTTTACTTACGAATAAATAATAAAAATAAAATTTTTCAAAAAGCGTCCTTTTAAGCACTCTCCCGTGGCTAACAGACAGAGGGCAACAATGCTCTCGGAAACGGAGGTGCAATATATGAAACACAATCTTCAAATCAGTGTTTCGGACAAACCACAAAGAAACAGTATGGTATCCTGCAAAAACATCACCTTGCGAGAACGATTTTTGCGAATGCTGTTCGGCAGAAAGCAGAAAATCACAATCCTTGTTCCAAGTGATTCTATTGAGGAACTCGCCATTACCAAGGTTAAAAAAGGAGGCAGTTATGAACAAAATAACAGCATTGCTTGATGCGATTACCGAGGTAATCAAAAACATTGGCACACTTACAGAAAGTCTGCAGACTGTTTCAAATCTTTTGAATGAGATAAAGAATACTGAGATTTCAAAGAAGTCAACTGTACATACTTCTGAAAGCACAGGAAATTCAAAGGTGTATTCACTTGAAGATGTAAGGGGTGTTCTTGCTAAAAAAAGTCAAAGCGGACTCACTTCTGAGGTTAGAGAAATCATTGTAAAGTATGGCGGAAACAAACTGTCAGAAATTGACCCCTGTCATTACGAAGAAATCATCAAAGATGCGGAGGCACTTCAAAATGAGTAATCACGCTTTCCTCTCCCCTTCAAGTTCTCACAGATGGCTCAATTGTACACCAAGTGCCGTGCTTGAATCAAAGTTTGAGAACAAATCAACCAAAGCATCTGAAGAAGGCACAGTCGCCCATGCGTGGTGTGAGCATAAACTCAAAACCGCACTGCACAGAAAAAGCAATGAACCTATCTCCCCTTTCACAAATGATGAAATGCAGGAATATACCGACTCATATGTAGCCTTTGTGTTTGAGAAATTCAATCTTGCAAAGCAGAACTGCAAAGATCCTTTGATTCTTATTGAACAAAAGGTTGATTTTTCAGAATATGTACCGAATGGTTTTGGAACAGCCGACTGCATTATTGTTTCTGAAAGCCAAATACATATCATTGATTTCAAATATGGAATGGGAGTACTGGTTGATGCCTTTGATAATCCGCAGATGAAATGTTATGCTCTCGGTGCATTAAAAATCTTTGACCGCTTATATGACATCAAAGATGTGTCAATGTCAATTTTTCAGCCACGCAGAGATAATGTCAGCACTTGGACTGTTTCTGCTGATGAGCTCAAAGGCTGGGCAGAAAATGTACTAAAGCCAAAAGCAGAATTAGCTGTTAAAGGTGAAGGTGATTACTGTGTCGGTGATTGGTGTACATTCTGCAAAGCATCAGTAAGATGCAGAGCAAGAGCCGAAAACAATCTAAAACTTGCACAGGAAGAATTCAGACTTCCCCCACTTCTTACTGATTCTGAAATTGAAAAGATTTTATCTGTTATTCCCAATCTCACAAAGTGGGCAAATGAAATAATGGCATATGCTACCAAATCAGCTGTCAATCACGGCAAGCATTGGAACGGTTTTAAAATTGTTGAAGGACGGTCTGTACGAAAGTATAAAAATGAAACCGCAGTGGCTAAAGCATTGGAAGATGCCGGCTACAAAGACATTTATCGCAAGAGTCTTATCACACTTACAGAAATGCAAAAGCTTTTAGGAAAACAAAATTTTAACGAGATACTTGGAAATCTTATCATTAAACCAAAAGGCAAGCCTACTCTTGTTCCCGAAACTGACAAAAGAGAGGCTATGACAATCACAGATGTTAAAAACGAATTTATAACGGAGGACTAATTATTATGGCTAATTCAAACAGAACAAAAGTTATCACAGGCAAAAACACAAGACTTTCATATTTTCACGTTTGGGAACCTGTTTCAATCAACGGCAGTCCTGAAAGATACAGCGTATCCGTACTTATTCCAAAAGATGATACTGAAACCGTTAATGCGATTAACAACGCTGTAAACACTGCAATTGAAGAAGGTATCGGTAAATTTGGCGGTAAAAAGCCAAACAAAGCATCACTTAAACTTCCTCTTCGTGACGGTGATACCGAGCGTAATGATGAGGCTTATGCAGGTCACTGGTTTATCAATGCAAACAGCAGAACCGCTCCGCAGATTGTTGATAAGGCTGTAAAACCTATTCTTGACAGAGATGAGGTGTACAGCGGTTGTTATGCAAGAGTGTCTCTGAATTTTTACGCATTCAATTCAAATGGCAACAAAGGTATTGCCTGTGGTCTTGGCAACATTCAGAAAATAAAGGACGGCGAACCGCTTGGTGGCAGAAGTTCGGCTACTGATGATTTCAGAACAGAAACAGATGATGATTTCTTATCCTAACATAATACGAGGTAAATGATATGAACGAATTTTATGACCTTGCAAAATTATTTGATGTAGTTGTTATCTTCTGTTTCTTCTTAGGAATAGGTATGTACGGCATCATAAGCACCGTAACGGATTTAATTTTCCTTATTCACAAGACTTTTAGAAAGCACAGAATAGCGAGAAAGGCTAAGAAAAACAACTTAGATAATTAACAATTTTGGACGGTGGAGGAATACTCTCTGCCGTCCGTTTTTTATATATAAGGAAGTGAAAACATGAAATCAATCAGTATTGACATAGAAACATATTCAAGTGCTAATCTTCAGAAATCCGGTGTTTACCACTATGCGGAAAGTTATGATTTTGAAATTCTGCTGTTCGGCTATTCTGTTGACGGCAGTGATGTCAAAGTCATTGACTTGTGTATGGGAGAAAAGATACCCGAGGATATTCTTGATGCACTGACTGATACCTCGGTTATCAAATGGGCATTCAATGCACAATTTGAAAGAATCTGCCTGTCAAGATATCTTAAAGATGTAGGTATAGATTTTGACGGCAAATATCTTAACCCGTCATCTTGGCATTGTACTCTTGTCTGGTCGGCAACACTTGGTCTTCCCCTTTCTCTTGAAGGCGTAGGTGCTGTATTAGGTCTTGAAAAGCAAAAGATATCAGAGGGTAAAAATCTCATACGGTATTTTTGTATTCCCTGTTCCCCTACAAAAATCAATAACGGCAGAACAAGAAATACGCCCTATCATGATATGGCAAAGTGGAGTAAATTCAAGGCATACAATCTTCGTGATGTTGAAACTGAGATGAGTATTCAAAAGAAATTATCAAGATTTCCTGTAAGTGATTCAATATGGAACGAATACCACCTTGGCCAAAATATAAATGACCGTGGCATAGGGGTAGATATGATTTTAGTTGAAAACGCAATAGCTATTGATGAAATGGTTAAAAAGTCGCTTATCAATGATATACAATCTCTTACCAATCTTGATAATCCAAATTCTGTTCAGCAAATGAAAAGCTGGCTTTCAGAAAACGGATTTAAAACCGAAAGTCTTAACAAAGAATCTGTTTCGGAAATGATGAAAACTGCACCGAATAATATATACAAAGTGTTAGCACTCCGACAACAGCTTGCAAAGAGCAGTGTTAAAAAATATACAGCTATGAAAAATGCTGTTTGCAAAGACAGTCGGGCAAGGGGAATGTTTCAGTTTTACGGAGCAAACAGAACAGGACGATTTTCCGGCAGAATTGTACAACTTCAAAATTTACCGCAAAACCATATGAGTGATTTGGCAAATGCACGGAGTCTTGTTAAATGCGGAAATTATGATGCACTCAGTATTCTTTATGATGATATTCCGGACACACTTTCACAACTCATCCGCACCGCTTTTATTCCACAGCATGGTTGCAAATTCATAGTAGCCGATTTTTCTGCTATTGAGGCAAGGGTTCTTGCGTGGCTTGCAGATGAGAAATGGAGAAACAAAGTTTTTAGGGAGGGCAAAGATATTTATTGCAGTAGTGCATCACAGATGTTTGGTGTTCCTGTTGAAAAGCATGGAATAAACGAGGATCTGCGACAAAAAGGCAAAATCGCCGAGCTTGCACTCGGATACGGCGGTTCTGTCGGTGCATTAAAAGCTATGGGTGCTATTCAGATGGGACTTTCAGAGGATGAACTTCAACCTCTTGTGTGTGCGTGGAGAAACTCTAATCCGTCAATTACTAAACTCTGGTGGGACATTGATAAATGCGTTAAAGAAACTGTTATCAAAAGGATACCTACTGAAACCAATGGCATATCTTTTACCTACAAAAGCGGATTTCTGTTCATCACTCTCCCCTCCGACAGAAGACTTGCATATGTTAAGCCGAGAATCGGGATAAATAAATACGGCAGTGAGGCTGTCACTTATGAAGGCATCGGCAGTACAAAAAAGTGGGAACGGCTTGAAAGCTACGGTCCTAAGTTCTGTGAAAATATCATTCAAGCCATCGCAAGGGATATTTTGCTCTATGCAATGCAGGCACTAACAAATTACCGCATAGTCGCTCATGTTCATGACGAGGTTATTATTGAATGCCAAAAAGATGTTTCCGTAAACACTATCTGCGAACAAATGAGCAGAACTCCGCCTTGGGCAGAAGGTCTTTTACTCCGTGCAGACGGCTATGAATGTCAATTTTATATGAAAGACTAAAAAGCGTCCTTTTTCACCTCTTACCGTGGCTATATGGTAGGAGGTGCTTTTTATGACCGATAAAGAGAAAAAACAGGTTGAAACCTATCGCAAAAACGGTTACGGATACAAACGAATTTCAAACCTCACTAATCTATCCGTTAATACAATAAAATCATACTGCAAGAGAAACAAACTTATGAGTTCCGATATATCCAATATAAATAATACAGAAAATCAAGTTTTTTATTGTGAGCAATGCGGAAAAACTGTTGAGCAAAGCAAACACCGCAAACACAAGAGATTCTGTTCAGATACCTGCAGAAACAAATGGTGGAACAATCATCTTGATTTGGTACAAAGGAAAGCCGTCTATGTACTGACTTGCCCCTATTGCAGAAAAACTTTTTCAGTTTACGGCAATGCAGGCAGAAAATTCTGCTGTCACAGTTGCTATGTCAAATACAGATACGGAGGAAAGCAAAATGGATAAGCCTACATATGCAGAGCGTTACACCCTGACCGTCAAAGAGGCAGGACTGTATTTCAATATTGGTATTAAAAAGATGAGAAAACTCGCCGAGGACAACCTCGGAATTTTTTCAGTTTTGAGCGGTAATCGCTATTTGATTATACGAACAAAATTTGAGGAATATCTGTGCAATAATTCTACGATATAGTTTCCTTTTATCTGCTGAAAGTAGTTGCTATTCTGAGAGTTTTACGGCAATATATGAGTACCAAACGAGGAGGTAAAAAATATGGATAAGCCATCATTGCAGGACAAAGATTTTTTGACGGTAATTGAAACAGCCGAATTATTTGGACTCAGCAGAAGAAAAATGTTCCGTCTTACAAGCCAAAGCGGTCTTCCCTTTATGGCTAAATACGGAACACGAAAGTTAATCATCAAAGATGAATTTATAAAATATCTTAATAACTCAGGAATGAAGGAGGAACTTAAGAATGGCAACCCGAGGACAAAGACGAGATTCAAAGCATAGACTTTTGCACAACGGAGAATCAATAAGGGCAAACGGAAAATATCAATTCAAGTATTTAGTTGACGGCAAGCCAAAATTTGTATACAGCTGGCGACTTGTTCCGACAGATCCACAACCAATAGGCAAACAGCCTTGCCTGTCACTAAGAGAATTAGAAAAGCTGGTCGGTAAGGACATTGACTCAAGACTTGATATAACCGGCAGAAATATCACCGTCAACGAGTTAATCTCCCGTTATCTCAAAACAAGGACAGGTGTAAGACACAACACACTTTCAAATTACAACTTTGTGCAAAACATTATGAGCAAAGAGGAATTTGGCAGTCGCAAAATCGGTGAAATCAAAACTTCCGATGCAAAGCTGTTTCTCATTAAATTACAGGAAGACGGAAGGGGCTCGAGTACAATAAAAACAGTGCGAGGTGTTTTAAGACCGGCATTTCAAATGGCAGTTGATGATGATATTCTAATGAAGAACCCTTTCGGTTTCCAATTACTCGGCATTATCATAAACACTGAACACACTCGACAGGCTCTGACTAAGGAGCAGATGAACAAGTTTTTAAAGTTTGTTCGTTACGATAATGTTTATTACAAATACTACGATGTTTTCTACATTCTCTTTCACACTGGTTTGAGAATTTCAGAATTTTGTGGGTTGACGATAAATGACCTTGATATGAACAACAGAATCATCAATATTGACCACCAGTTGCAGAGAACCTCAAAAATGGAGTATGTGATTGAATCAACAAAAACAAATGCCGGCACAAGAAAACTACCTATGACGGAAGATGTTTATCAGGCCTTCAAAAGAATACTTGAAAACAGACCTACAAATCTTCCTGAAATTATGGTTGCAGGGCATTGCGGTTTTCTGTTCAGAGATTCAAAAGGGATGCCCGAAGTTGCAATGCACTGGGAGCATAGATTCAACCACTCGTTAAAGAGATACAACGATATTTTTCGAGAGCAAATGCCGAACATAACGCCTCACATATGCAGACATACCTACTGCTCAAATATGGCAAAGGCAAGAATGAATCCGAAAACATTGCAATACCTTATGGGACACTCCGATATCGGTGTTACGATGAACACCTATACCCATCTTGGTTTGGATGATGCCAAGGACGAAATGATAAGGCTCGAAGAACTTGAACAAGCAAGAAAAGAAGTTGAGAAAACATTAGGCACAAAGCCGATACAACAAAATATGTTTAAGACGGTGTAAATTGTGCTGATTCATTGATATGATAATTATTTTGTACTATCATATTGTTGTATAAAGCTATATTTTCCGACATAGCAAAGCCTCCTATGAAAGTTTTTAACAACTACCATAGGAGGCTTATTTGTGGAGTAATTTTAAAGACTATTAGGTGTAGTTTTACTTCTTATTGTTTTTTCTACGCTTAAATACAAGGAATGTAAAAATTACAATTGCTGTAATTACCGCAACGCCTGCCACTATTCCAATTATAATCCATAATCTATAATTGCCTATAGCAAGGTGATGCACTTCTTTGATCACAGTATTATTACCTGCTCTGTCAAACAATGAAAGACCTACCGTATGACTGCCTTCATTTAAAATCAACTTGATCTGATTTTTCGATTTTGAATAGTGCAGACCCGGAACATCATTATTTTTGACATCACTTACTTTGTATGTTTTGCCATCTACATACGCTACTGTCTTTTCTTCATCAAGCACTTCACTTATATCATTAAATGAAATAGTTTGATTTCCTGAACCACTAAACCATCCCCAATCTGAGAAGTTTTCAGGAACAGTACAGGTTGGTTTAGTATTATCAATATACATCTCACCAAGATCTAAAATATTCTCGCCATTAACAACTCTCAAGTATAAACTTGTATCCGCATCAGCGGTATAGTTGTTGGCAAAATAACTACCTGGTAATGTATATCGGTAAACACTCGTGCCATACATTTCTTTATCAAAAAGACTCTTTGAATCAGATGTTATATTTGTATCCGTTGATTCATTAGTGTCCTTATCGACCAAACACACGCTGTTTTTTTGAGAATTGCTTGAAAAAACAACTATGCTCAAATCAGAAAAACTACTTGGTTGTTTACTTATAGGACCGTTTTCATCTTCAAAAGAATACCAACCCGTTTTATTTTTGCTATCGCTGTTTTCAATATAAGCAAGAACATCTGTATTTACCATTCGTGTATATGTATTTTCATTAAGTACACTTGGGTTTCCTGCTTTATCATAAGCAATCATTTTTACTGAATAGACTCCGTCTTTGTCAAAGTCCTGCAACTTGTAAATCATATGCGTAGCATCGGAATTATCGACAAATTCTCGAATAGTGTCTTTTGATTCCTCATATTTTATAGTGCCGATTTCTTTTTTATTAGTATAGCTAGGTACATATTTTTTCAAACTATACTCAATTCTGTCGATATTGGTATCCATAAATACAATATTTGGATTTTCATCTTTTCTGCGATTAAAATCATAAATATCACTAAACTTAGTACTACCAGATTCTACCATATCATTATTTCTTTCATACACAATAGGTGCAGTAAAATCAACTTCAAATATCGCCGTATGTGATGAAGAATTCGCATCAAAAACGCCCTTATTATTAGCGCGATCGACAGGATTCATATCAATTTTATATACACCATCTTCTGTAAAAGGAATAGTTATGGAATGATTATCACCTAATTTATTCCAAGAGGCCATTAACGGATATTCAGACCAACCACTATCTTCATGACTGCTTCCAGGTTCCTTATAGTAAACTTTAAGCTGCATATCTTCTTCAACAAAATTAGTTTCTACTACATTGATTGTTGCTGTTGCCTTATCTTTTTCCTTTATGTTAAAAAATACATTTTTATCATCAAAGGATCCGAAATCAGCAAAGTTGTCACTAATTGAAGGGTTTGTTCTGTCAATTACAAATTCAGGTTCACTAAAGGAATCACCCCTATTACCTGCCATATCAGCATATCTAATTGAAAATTCATACCTATTATCTTCAGAAAGTGTAAATGTACCAATGTGTGTTTGATTATCTGAAGTTACTGAGGGCAAATTATCTTGTCCCCAATCTATAGTTTGAACATTGCCGTTTACATTAACTTCCACATCTTTAGGATTAAAATTTCGTTCAGTAATTGTAACAGTTACAGTCTGTGCTGTATTATAGTAATTTCCATTAGAAGAATTCACATTACTTTTCACTGCAGTAATTTTGGGAACGGTAGTGTCTATACTGTATTTAACCCTTTTTACCTCTGAATTACCAGCATTGTCAGTTAATTTAACTGTTACTTCATTACCGTTTGTATTACTCTCAACTACTAAATTAAAATCAATAGATGTCAAAAGATTATGATCTGTCTTGATTGATTTATTGTTAATTACAATATCAGAAGAATTGCTAATATATTTACCGTCAGAATCAACTGAAATAATGCCGTTCTTATTATCATTAGAAACAGACCATTCAATTTTTGAAATACCTGAGTGAGTATCACTAACACTAACAACCAATGGAATACTGGTTTTATAAAGAGGCACACCATTTGCATCTTCTTTATCAGTATCATTAGTTGCCTTAATATCAATAGAAGATACTGATTTATGTAATGAATCGTCCTCAATCACGCTACCATCTGCACTAATCAGACCTGTTGTATGTTCAACATTATCTGTAACTTTGGCGGCTACAGTACCTTTAAAATTATTTGGAATAAGGATTTCAGCATATGTTCCTGTTGAATCGGTTTTTAGTGATGTTCCATCTGTAATTTCTGTTTTACTTGTGCCGTTTTTATCATTACTATTAAGATAAATTTCAACATTTTTAATTCCGGATGAAACTCCAGGGTCATTAACATATACTTTCAATGGTGTGGCTTTTTTAAAGAAATATCCATAATAATGTTTATAAAAGGGTTTATTATCATCCTGATTTCCAAATTTAAACATAGTAATCCCAGGATTATTTTTATCAATGTTGAATTCTATTACATCCAAATTTGAATTTTGAGCATTGTCGGTAGTATCAGCTGTAATTTTGTACAATCCCTCTTTATTTATATCATAGATATATTTTGCTTCTTGTTTATTAAATGACTCCTTGCCGAAATCAATATTATAAAATTGTGTTTCTGTATGATTAGAAAACGCTTCTGAATTGTTGAGGACATCTGTTTTGACACTCTCAAGACCTGAATTGTACTTATTCTCAGAAGCTATATCACTTGCTGCCACCTGATATTTTATATCGTTACCATACCATACTTTGCCGTTAATTATGTATTTCTCATAGTCTGTTAAAACATCAACCTTAATTTCAGGCGGGTTATTTTCAAGCATTAAATTAATTCCGCTTTCGTTGTTAAGTTCGCCCCCCTGTTTTAACGTTTTTATACTTTCAGTAGAAAAATAATAAATATTCGTATTACCAATTTGGTCAGTTACTGTAAAATATGGGGTGTCTGAATAATTAGGGGTTATAACAAATGTATATGTATTGCCAACTACTGATTTAGGTTTATAGATATCGCCCCAATTAAGAGTAACATCCTTAACTTTTGAAGAAAAAGAATTTTTGCTTTTACCATCATCAGTAACTTTTATTGAAACATTAATCTCTTTATTGCCAAATATACCAAATGACAAATAATTAAGAACAGACGGTTCCACTGTATATTTCGATTCACTTATTGATGGTGCTTCATTATCAACATAGAATACACCGTTATTAGAATTAAAATTAGTATTATCTTCGTCTAGGATTGCATCGTTACCTGCAATATCCTTTGCTTCAACACATATACGATAAGTACCGCTTTCTAAATCGCCAACATATAGGTCTTCTTCCGCCGATAATATCGGTTCATTTTGATGCGTAAGATTCTTAGGTGGTATATTTTTCACTTCGCTTTCCGTACCATCTTCACTAATCTTTTTGATACAAATATAGTAAGAAGCTAAACCGAACTTATTATCATTTTCTTGGTCTGAAATGGTAAAATGAAGGTTATTTTTGCCTATTTTGTCATCTTGCAAGCCAAAATAAAGACCTTTTTCATTCTGATTATTTTCGTCATTTTGACTAAGGTCAGTTTTATAATTTCCTGCAGCTGTTATTGAATACGAAGGAGCATCATTTTCTAATACAAGTGTAGCACCACTACTATCATCTGCATTAATTTCATCTAAAAATTCATCTGGTAGATTTTCACTATAATCATTTATAGTTTTAAAGTTATATTTTCTTTCATTTCCCAAGAAATCTTTTATTGTAATGTATGGTGTTCCCTTTCCGGAACTATCGAGACAAAATGTGTATGTATTTTCATCTACTGTTGCATCATAAGATTTATTATTCCAATAGAGCTTAACTTCATTTGGGTCAACACCGCAGCCTTTATCATTAACATTAATTGAAATTTCCACACGAGGTACACCAAAGATTCCAAAAGTAACATAGTTAAGTAAGCCATTCTTAACTTCGTACTTCATTTCAACAATATTAGGTGCAGTAGTATCAACATAGTAGACTTTACTAAAAGTTTTTTTATTTCCGCTAAGGTCAGTAACAGTTACATTAATCTCATACTTACCATCTTTAGTAAACACCAATTCTTCGGTTGTTTCCTCCGTTGACGGAAGAATATGACTACCATCTTTTTTAACAATATTTTCTTTCTCTGCTTTGGTATCAATTTTGGCATCATCATTTTCTTTTACAGTAATAATATAGCTTGCAATGCCTATATCATCACTTAAATTAAATTTGATGTGTAACTTAGAAAAATAATATTCATCCTTTTCAGTTATAACCGGCGTTTCAGTTATAACCGGTGTGATATTAAAATCCCCGCTGTCAAAAGAATCATAGAAAAAGGTTTTAATTTTTCCATTCTCCTCAAGAATAAGGGTATCACTTTGATGGTTTACTTTATCAGAAGCTGTTACTGATATTGATTGTATAGCAAAATCGGTTAATTCAGTTAATTGTTTTTCATTTTTTAACCGGCTATATAATTCATCAAATGAAATATAATACCAATATTCTTCTTTTTTTATACCAGCCGGTGGAGTAAGTTTATTGTTTTCAACATTTAATTCATATTGATTATTATTTATCTCAATATTAAGTTTTACATTTTTAAGATTCTTTTCAATAATATTGAGTTTTAAATACGATTTATTACCAATATAAGTATATTCACTCTTTTCTTCTTCACCGTCATCATTAGTTTTTACATAAAACTCCCTGCTTTCAAGCTTTGTTTCTGTTTCATCAGAAATATTTACAACCTGAAAACCATTTATTTTGGGAATATCAGCATCGTCAATCTTTCCAGATGATACAGTTGTTTTATTTCCTAAATTGTCGCTTAACTCAATTTTAATACTGTGACTCTGCATTTCTGAATTTAAAGGAATTTTAAAATTAACTTTTTTATCCCCATCAAGCTCAATCTTCTCTACATAGACACCCTCGCTGTTATTATCTATAAAATAATGAATATCTTGAACACCTGAAAGATCAGTTATATCTTCGTCGGCAACAAGACAATAATCATTACCTATTTTTGTTTCTTTAATTTTAAAAGCTGAAGGGCCCTCAGTATCATACATAAAATGCACAGCTTCAACACTGTCATTGACAGGATTTGATTCACCAGGATATTTTGCCCAAAACTTTATATAATAAGAGCCTTGAGGCAAATTTTTCGATTCATCCCCATCCCACACAAACGCATCAGAATCTGTATAATTACCCCAATCGTCAAGCTTATCCGTACTTGTCTTATAATATATTTCAGTACTGACAGGAGCAGTAATCTTAAGTTTATTTATATCATTAGTCCATTGATTTTCGTCATCCACCGTAACATTAAGTTCAGGTACAGAGAAATCATTAATTTCATCATTATCTAAAACTGATGATGATTCATTTCTTTCTGCTGCCAAAACCGTGCCTATGTTCATCAACATTGAACATATAACAATTACAATTGACAAAAATAATGCCGTAGATTTCTTTAATACACTCATTTTCTTTTACCTCTCTTTACTATAAAAGCATAATTATTGCCGTTGAAAACTGAATGAAGATAACTCAATAGTAATGCTAACGCAAGCATCATTATCGAAAATACATTATGCTGTCCTAATATTGCACTAAACAATAAGAATAAAACTATACTTAGTAGCCATACAATGTCACAAATAGTTGCATTCTTATTTTTCATAAAGCAAAAGATTCCGGGATATTTATGTATTTTATATTTTTCATTTTTTCTATATTTCCCTATTAAAAAAGTAAAAATTAATCCTATAATTAAACCACCCCAAAAAATTGTACTTATAATCAGTGGCTTTAAAGATTCTTTAATATTGTCTGCTAAAATAAGCATAACAGATACTGAAGACAACGCAAAACAAGCAATACTTATTGCTAAAAATATTTTATATACTTTTGTAGTCAATAAAAATCTCCTCCAAACCAATATGTATTCCTATTTATTATCCAAAGTTTTAGATAGGGCATTAAACGAAGTTCCCTTATTATATGAAACATTTACTATTCCTTTGCCTCCGGGGCGTCTGTATTTTCTAAGACTTAAAAAAACTCCGTAAAAAGCCGCACCTACCTGAACTGACAAAACTATCACAGCAAGAGTAATAAAGATGGGAGAATTATATCTAATATCCATTGAAACAATGATATCTTCTAATTTACCAATTGCAAACAAAAATATAATAGCAAGAGTCATTATCGAACCTGCAATCACAAAAGTAATATAAGCAGGTTTTCTTATGTATTTTCTAATCTTACTAAATTCCTCGTTTTTCCATCCCACTTTGATTCTATTAATTAGATTCATTACTCAACACTCCATTCACATTTCTAAAAGCACTTATATTATTAAGTGTTTGTTTAATTGTATTTTTTAATTCAGATAGTTTCATATCGGTTTCATATTCTGTCAATAATGTGTAATTTGAATCCGATTTAAGTTCTTGCTCGGCAATACTGTTTATTTGTTCATCATGATTTAAATCCTGTGCTAATCTACTGACCAGTCTGTTTAAGTTTTTATTATCAGTATTATCGACAAGCATATTATAACATTCCAACAAGTTTTGCCTTTTCTGTGCATTATAAATTTGAACAGCTATTTTATATCCGTCGCTACTACAATTTGGAAGCCCTGTAACTGTATTTTCAATACAAGAGCTCAACTCCTTTTGGTCAACTGACAATAACATCTGATCTACAGAATCATTTATAAATTTGGTATTATTCATTTGTGTAAGTAAATTAACCAAAACAACAGTTTCCGAATAATTTAGCGTATCGCCTTCCTTACTCAAAAATTCAAATACTTTGTTATAAATATTTTGTTTTTCCGATTCAATTGAAGATTTCATCTGTTCAGCAGCAGCATTTTCAAGCCACTCAATCTTGGTTGGGTTGTAATTTTCAATAATATTATCCATTTTACGCTCTGCAAAATAACTGCCTGTCATCTTTAAAAATCCACAAACAAGCAGAATAACGCAAAGCAAACCTGCCATAACACCAACTACACCAAATGAATTTCTAACCTTTATATTTTCTGATTTCATTATAGATGGAGCAGATTCTTTTGCGTTTATAATATCATCATGCAGAGTTTTATAATCATGGTAATACAATGGGCTCTCAAGAAAACCTTTTTCTCTTCTGCGGGTACATTTCTTAATTATATTTTCTAATTTTTCGTGATAATGAGCAGATGTTAATGATAAATCTCTATCACAATAAGCATCATCATTCATAATATTATGTCGGTAATAATCGTAAGAACCTCCTAAACTTTTATCTTTAGCAAATTCCGTATTACCTGTATATAACTCAAATACATTCAAGCATTCCCAAAAAGTAGCTCCAAAAGAAAAAATATCACTTTCTATACTCATTCTGCCCTTTTCAAAATTATCATCATTAAAAGGAAACACAGAACCGTTTGATGCGTTCACATAACATTCAGGAGCAGCATATCCCAATGTACCATACTGATACATACGGGTTATACTTTGCTCTTTATTATAATCAGCTTCGCCAAGATTACTTTTGACCGACTTTGTTTCTATATCAATATGTTCAGAACGACCAAAATCAATTAAAACAAGTTCCTTGCCATAACGCGTAACCATAATATTATCCGGTTTAATATCAAGGTGTAAAATATGCTTTTGATCCGTAATATATTCCAAGATATCACAAAGATTTAACATAAAGTCAAACATATCACTTTGATAACGAATCAATTCTTCGTAATCGTTGCTGTAACTTTTGAGCATTCTAAGCTTCTTGTCATTTGAAAACTGATGAAAAGAAATTTTCTTTTTTAAATTATTACCAACATCAACTGTTTCAGTAAGTTTCCAATAATAATCTCGACAGTATTCTTCAAGCGACCAACCGTCAACATACTCTTCAACAACACAAAAAAACTTTTCACGGTTAATAGAAATAGACTTCCTGCCTTCTTCGACATGTGTATCCGTTAGTGAAAAATCGCCTAAGTCTTCTATGACATCGAAAATTCTAACAACCGAACGGCAATCCTGGAGTTCATCAAAAATTTTTAAATCATGTGTTCTAAATCGGTCATACACATTAACAACCCTACTTACACCACCCTCAGCTCCAATCAGGAGGGATTTATACTTAAATTTAAGCACACAAGACAACACTATATCTCCGGAATGTGAAATTTTAAGTCCTTTGTAAACAATACTTTCAGTACCTGTAGCAATATAACCATCAGATGACAGCCCGTATGATGTATCTATTATGTAATTAAATTCAGAACCTTTAATAATACCTTTAGTCATCATTTTCTTCCTCATTAAATTCCATTATTACTTTGTTAAATATAGTATCAGGGTCATTTGAATTTAATTTTTTAAGAAAGACATTATTTGATGTTGAATTCGTTTGGTTACAGGCAAACTGAGCATCTGTAAGATCAACCATT